AAACAGATGAACCTATCGGTGTCATTGATTCCTTAGAAGAAGATAAACGTGGACTAAAAATAAAAGGTCGTTTAGCTATGGGTACACAAAAAGGTAGAGAAGTATTTGAATTAATGAAAATGGGAGCATTAGATTCCATGTCAATCGGTTATAGACTTCAACCTGATGGCTATAAATACGATGATAAAAACAAACGTAGAGTAATCAAAGAAGTAGACTTAATGGAAGTCTCAATGGTTACATTCCCAATGAATCCAAAAGCAAAGATAACGAAAGTTAAATTAGCTGAAATGGATGCTAGAGAGATAGAAGCATACTTACGAGATGTTGGTGTGATGTCTACTGCTGTAGCTAAGCAAACTGCAAACGTACTATACAAATCTTATCAAGAGATAAATTTGTACGAACAACGTGATGTTGTTGATAGTATCAAGCAATTAATCAATAAACTTAACTAAGAGGACAAATAATGTCAGAAGAAATCAAAGTTGTTCTTGATGAGTTAGGTTCTAAATTTGAAGAATTCAAATCAGAGAACAAAACTCGTTTAGAAGAAATTGAAAAAAAAGGACATGCTGACCCTATTCTCCAAGAAAAAGTTGATAAAATGTCAGATGACATTGCTAAACTAGCAGAAGTCAAACAAGCACATGAGATTCAACAAAAAAATCTTGAAGAAGCAACAGCAAAAATTGAAAGTCTAGAAACCATCTTAGCTAGACCAAATGCTTCTAAATCTGCAGATGTAGATATGCAAGTCAAAGCATTCGGTAAATGGTTAAGAAAAGGTGAAATAGATGAAATGGAAAAGAAAGCACTTTATGAATCTGATGATACATTAGGTGGATTTTATGCTCCTACAGAATATGTAGCAGACTTAATCAAAAGTGTAACTGAAATCTCTCCAATTCGTTCTATTGCTAGAGTAAGACAAACAGATAAACGTGGTATCGAAGTGCCAAAAAGAACAGGTCAATTCTCTGCTTCTTGGGTATCTGAAACAGGTACACGTTCTGAAACAACAGGCTATACAACAGGTCTACAACAAATCGATGCACACGAACTTTATGCATTAGTAGATATCTCACAAGCAATGCTTGAAGATTCTGCTTTCGATTTAGAATCTGAAATGGGTTCTGAATTTGCAGAGCAATTTGCTAAAGCAGAAGGTACTGCATTTGTTAGTGGTTCAGGTGTTGGACAACCTTTAGGTTTCACAGATGCATCAGCTGGTGTTGGTTCAACTAACTCAGGTGATAACTCTGCACTTACAGCAGATGGTCTTTATGACTTAGTTTATGCAATCAAATCTGAATACTTAGGTAATGCTCGTTTCGTTATGAACAGAACTACTTTCTCTAAAGTACTTCAATTAGAAGATACAGCAGGACAAAAAGTATTCCATGTTGGTTTAAATCTAGTAAGTGGTGCTCCTTCTACAATAGCAGGATTCCCATATGTACTAGCAACTGATATGCCAGATGTTGCAGGAAGTGCTAAACCAATAGCATTCGGTGACTTCTCTAGAGCATACACAGTTGTAGATAGAGTTAATCTATCTATCATGAGAGACCCATACAGCCAAGCTACAAGTGGTAACATCAGATATGTTGCTCGTAGAAGAGTTGGTGGACAAGTAGTATTAGCTGAAGCAATTCAACTACAAAACATTAGTGCATAAGGAGATAGCAAATGAGAGACATTTCAAATAGAACAGTTGCAGTTGCTACCCAACCTGCTAAAGCTTTTACAGCAGATGCAGATGGTACAACTGTAGACTTACAAGGCTTCAACTCTGCTATGGTAGTTGTTAACTCAGGTATTGAAGGTGTTACTTTATCAGCCACTGTCAAGTTTGAATTCATTCTTGAACATTCTGATAATGGCTCTTCATGGTCTGCTGTTACATCATCTACCGATGTTACAGAAGGTAGTGTTGATTCTAGTGGTATCTTTTTAACACTTGATGCAAATGCTGAAACTCCACAATGTAGCCAAATAGGATACATAGGTGGAAAAAGGTACATCAGATGTAAAATTGATGCTACAGGTACTATGGCTACAGGAACTCCAATAGGAGTTGTAGTAGTTAAAGGCAACCCTTCTGATTCAGAGGATGCTTAATTAGCCTATAACTAGGCACATGGTGGGTAGACTTTGTTATTCGGTCTACCCACCGACTGAGGTATACTATGACTGTGAGTACAGCATATACTGAAAAAGAGTTAGATATAATTAAGGCTATTTATAAAATAGACCCTAAAGCTAAATTTCATATCAAAGGAAGTTTAGAGAGTCGTATCGACTTTTTATATGGTGGAATAGTATGGGATACAGAACCTATTTCTTGGGAACAAGTAGTAGAGAAAATGTACGAATTAAATAAAGGTGATTAAATGAAAATCAAAATGTTACAAAGAACATTAGGTTCAGGAAATGCTAGTGGTAATGGCACTAAATGGTATGAAGAAGGTGAAATCATAGATTGCACAGAAGAATGGCAAGTTAAATTAGGTCAGATGTTTTTAGATGATGGTAAAGCACAAGAACTTAAAATGGTTGAGCCAACTGAAAAAAAAGTAGTTAAAAAGAAAACTGCATCTAAAGAAGATAAACCAAAGATAGTTAGAAAGAAAACAAAGAAAGCAACCAAGAAGTAATGAGACATGGCTCGTACTCTAGGCACAGACTTTCAAGCACAACTCGATAGCTCACAGCTAGAGCCTTTCTTTGCTGTATCAGTAGGATTTACAACACCACTTAGATTATGGACAGGATATAGCACTATCAATATAGGTGGTGATACATATTTCCCATCAGGAAACTTATTGTCTATCAGTCCAATAGAAGAATCAGCAGATATCAGAGCCAATGGAATTAAAATAGGTTTAACAGGATTAGATAGTAGTATTATATCATCAGCACTTACAGAAGATTCACAGGGTAAGATTGTTAAAGTATTTTTCGGTGTTCTTAGTACAATTGATAACAGAACTGTTGTAGTAGATACTCCTTATCAAACATTTGAAGGATTTATAGATACAATGTCTATACTTGAAGATGCTAATACAGCACAAGTATCTGTTAATGTAGAAAATAAACTGATTGCACTAGAAAGACCAATCAGTAGAAGATATACCGACCAAGACCAAAAGAATTTATTTGCAGGTGATAAAGGATTAGAGTTTGTAGAATCTCTACAAGATAAATCAATTGTTTGGGGTGGTGGCTCTAATTAATGCATGAATCCATTAGAAAAAAGATTAAATGATATAAGTGATGTAATTAGTCTTTATAAGTCTTTTGATAAATACCAAGAACAGACTAGAGAAGAATTATTTAATTATCTCCTGCAACCATTCAATCTAAACCAATACAAAATATTTTATAAAGATAATCAGATATCAGCATTTATCTGTTGGGCATTTTTAGATGAAGAATATGAGGAACATTTTAAACTAACATTAGAAGTCAATAATTGGAATTGTGGTGATAGAGTTTGGTTGGTAGACTTGGTATCATCAGGTGATTCTAGGAAGATGGTAAAATGGACTAACCAATACTTTAGAAAATTACTTGGTAAGGAAAAGAAAGTGAATTATTTAAGAGTAGATGACAAAATGCAAATATACCGAGTTGCATCATCATTAACAAAGGAGTGTTATAACTAATGGGTGGAGCAGTATCATCAGTATTGAGTGCAGTTGGAACAGCAATAATTGGTGCAGGTATTGTTGCTACAGGTGGTATTGCATGGGCTACAGTTGCTCTAGGTGCAACTATGGTTGCAGGTGCAGTAGCATTAGCACCAAGACCAAGAGTACAGTCATTAGGTAATCAAAATTATACACAGCAGACATCAAACAGAAGTTTGATGATAAAACAACCAATCACACATCGTGATACTGTTTATGGCACATCAAAGAAATCAGGTGCTATTCTATTTATGGAATCCACCAACAATACCAAAAGAATGCATATAGTAGTTCAGGTTGCATCTCACGAGATACAGTCATTCGATAAAATTTATTTTAATGATGAAGAACTTACTTTGACACCTCTTAACACAGATTCAAATGGTATTACTAGATTTAGAACAAGTGCACCTGAAAAATATAATAAGGAATCTAATTTTAGAGGATTACCATTAGACACAATATACACAAGACAAGCTGTAGAAATAAAATTACATTTAGGTAGTGATGACCAACTAGCTGATGCAGATTTAGTGGAACAAGTAAGTGGGTGGACTACTGAGCATAGGTTAAGAGGTATAGCATACATCTATGTACAAATGGATTATGACACAGATATGTTTCCTAATGGTATTCCAAATATAAGTGCTGAGATAAAAGGTAAAAAAGTATTAGATTTTAGAACATCTTCAACAGCACATTCTGATAATCCTGCTTTATGTGTTTATGATTATTTAACAGATACAAGATTAGGTTTAGGTATAAGTACAGACAATATAGATACAACATCATTTACAACAATGGCTAACTTGTGTGATGAAAATGTAACTTTATCAGGTGGTGGAACTGAAAAAAGATACACATGTAATGGAGTTGTCTATAGTGATATACCACCTATGCAAATATTAGATGACATGCTAACAAGTTGTACAGGTGTTCTTTCTTATTCTAATGGTAAATTTATATTAAGAGGTGGTCAGTATGTATCACCTAGTGTCACACTAACAGATGATGATTTTATATCTCAAATAGCTATTGAATCTAAAAAATCGAGAAGAGATTTATTTAATACAGTCAAAGGTGTATTTACATCATCAGAAACATCATGGCAACCATCAGATTATCCTATGGTTACTAGCAGTACATTCTCAGATGCAGATGGAGAAGTTATTTATGCTGATATAGATTTACCATTTACAACATCAAGTGCTACAGCTCAAAGGATTGCTAAGATTGCTTTATTTAAAAATAGACAGCAAATAGTTGTATCAGCACAAGTTAAAATGACAGGATTCAAATTACAAGTTGGTGATACAGTCAATATAACTAATAGCAGACTAGGATGGACAAACAAAGTATTTGAGGTAGCTGAATGGTCATTTAGTAACGATGATAAGTTAGGAATCAACTTACTACTAAATGAAACTGCATCATCTGTTTATGATTGGGATGCAGAAGAATCAGAATTCGTTTTAGATAATACCACACTACCAACAGTACAAACTGTAACAGCACCTGCTATCGTAGTAACAGATGAACTCAGAATATATGCAGAAACACCAATAACAGTATTAAAAGTTGTATGTTCTAGTAGTCAGGGAACAACGAATGAATTTGAAGTAGAAGCATTAAATACTAATGACCCTGATGGAGAATATATAACATTAGGCAGAAGTAAGCATAATATCTTTGAATTAGTTAATGCTGAAGATGGAGTAGTTTATACAGTAAGAGCAAGGGCTATCAACTCATTTAATGTTCATTCTAGTTATGTAACAGCAGACCACGAAGTAATCGGTAAAACAGCACCACCTAGTGATGTAACTAATTTCTCAACTAATATCATAAGTGATGTTGTAGCATTGAATTGGACACCTGTGCCTGACTTGGATTTATCACATTACATAGTAAGACACACACCATTGACCACAACAACGAAGTTTGAAGAAGGTCTTGTTGTAGCTAAAAAAGTAGCTAAACCTGCAAACACATTATTATTACCTGCACAGACAGGAACATACATGATTAAAGCAATCGATGTATTAGGATTAGAAAGTGTTAATTCAGCAAAGTCAGTAATTATTCTAGATAGAATCAGAGAAGATTTTAATGCTGTTACATCTTCAACAGAATCTCCAACCTTTGCAGGAACTAAATCAGAAGTAGAAGTAGTTACAAGGGATGGCACAAACTTTTTAGAAATCGTTGAAGGAGAGTTATTCGATACAGGTGTCGGAAACTTTGATGATAATACAGGTCTATTTGATGATGGTGGTGAGACAGCATTTAACTTAGATGGTACATATGATTTCCCTACATTCGATTTAGCTGGTATATACAACAGTCGTGTTACGTTTACTTGTAAATACAATAGATATGACACAGCAGAGTTTTTTGATTCTTTTGAAGGCTTGTTTGATTCAACAACAGGTTTATTTGATGGTGGCTATACAGAACATAATGATGTCAATGTAGAACTACAAATCAGCACATCAAATGATAATATAACTTATACAGATTATCGTTCATATATTCTAGGTGATTACAAAGGAAGATATATTAAACTTAGAGCATTACTAACAACTACCAATCAGACAGCTACACCTGCAATTTATGAGTTATCAGCAACCATTGATATGCCTGATAGAGTGGTGGCAGAGAATGATATACCAGCAGGTACAGGTGGTAAGGTTGTTACATTCTCACCTGCATTTAAAGAACTACAAGGTTTAGGAATTGAGGTAGATGATTTAGACCAAAATCAACATTATGAAATAACAGGTAAATCTGAAACAGGGTTTACTATCAACTTCTATCAAGGTAGTGGTACAGGAAATCCAATATCAGCAGACTTTTCTTATGTAGCAAAAGGTTACGGATATGTGGAATCTGCTTAATTTAATGCTATACTTAAACCAATTTAAAAGGAGTTAAATTTGTCTCAACACGATTTAGATATTGCAAATCAACTGTTTCCTGCTACAAGAGCAGACATAAACAATGCATTACAAGCATTAGGAAGCACATCATCAGGTGCTACTGCTCCTGCTACAACCTATGCTAATCAGCTATGGTATGACACAGCTAATAATAAGCTTTATATCAGAAACGAAGACAATGATGCCAATATTGAGATATGTGAACTCGACCAAACGAATGACACAGTAGAATTTTTTAAATCAGATTCTGTTAGAACAGGATTAGTAGAGTTTACAGATGGTACAGATTGTATCACCTTAGATGGCTCAGGAAATGCAACTGTAGCAGGTACTTGTACTGCAACAACATTTTCAGGTTCAGGTGCATCAATTACAGGTGTCGTATCTGAGACAGGTACAACAGGTAGTGCTGAAATTCCTGTCGGTACAACTGCACAACGTGATGGAAGTCCATCAGCAGGTTTATTAAGATTTAATACAACCACATCAGGATTTGAGGGATATGATGGCTCTGCATGGGGTAGCATCGGTGGTGGTGCTTCAGCAGGTGGAGCTATATATGAAAATAGTAATTCAATCTCAGCAAATTATACATTAACAACAAA